CTAAATAAGGAGAAGGTTCTAAGACCTTGATATTAATCAAGGTCGCATAAACTTCAAAATTAAGTGTAGTCACACCAGAAGTAGCAGGAACATAAGGCATCAAAACGGTAAGAAAAGTATCCGAAAAAGCTGGATCAGTGGTATAAGTAAGATAATTATGAAAAGTATGATAAAAAGTCCAAGGCTGGTCAACTGTATAAACTCCATCAATCGAAAAATCAATAAGTACATGATTTAAAGCCAATGCATTATCAATAATACTATTAGGAAAGTCATTAATAGTTGGATCCTGGGAAGTTGTTGAACCAGGAATTTGAGCAGGTCTAGGACGGGCGTAGACTAGAGCATGTCCCACAGCCATCGGATTTCCAGTGACGTTAATTGTATAACGAACGTCAAAGGAAGCCCAACGATAATCACGAAATAATCGAGCAATATTATTGTTCGTATATATCTGATTTGAGGGAAAAGTCCAGCCACTACCTTGAGTAGTTGTGTTCGTAATGGAATAAGTTCCAACAAACATAGGTGTAGAGTAAACCTCCATTTCAGATTCATGGTGTAGCGTTGTGAGTTGAGTCACAGCAGCTGCCACTTGATTCTGAAGGGATTTATTGATTTGCTCTCCAGGAGCAACATCATGAAGCAGCTGTGAAGTTGCTTCATGAGAAGTTTGATGTTCAGGGGCGATATCATTTGTCAAGCCAATGGGGCCGGTTGTCACACCGACAGATTGTATTTTAGAAGAAGCCATAATTTAAAAACCGGTTTCCTATTTTACCAAAAAACAGGAAGAAAATGTCGCAATCGTTACAATAAAGTTAACTAAGGGAGGTCGCGAAGGGTCCGCCCGGGGTTCTATTTAAAGTCTAGAACCATCTTATCTCGTAATCTCCATGTAAATAGAGATTATCGTAATAAGAGTATGAGGGAATTGAAAGGGTGGGAAAACACAAATCAAGGTACTCAGTAAAATAAGCATAAACTACTGGACCATGAAAGTAAAGAAAAGAAGCAAAAGTCTTCAAATTCGTCTGAAGTTGTTCATTTGACGAAATATAACGACTTTTACGCACAAAACAAATCATGGTAATAAGAGATGTCATTGAGAGTACAGGTTTTATGTACATTCCATCTTTACGGAAACCACGTTTTAAGAAGGTCAATTGATCTAAAGGATCATAAGGAGATAACTCCTTACCTTTAGAAGAATCGGTAATAGTCATACAACAGTATTCAGCATAAACTGAAGCCATTGTTTGCCTATTGAGCCACTGTAATGATGTTGCTAAAATACCATCAAGTGAATCATCACCATAGATCTTCGTATCAACGTGATCATCGTAAAAAGACAAATCTTGCATAGCCAAAGGGACAGAAAGCATGTACCAGATTAGGTGTTGAATCATATTGCACAGAGTGTTAAAGAGTGCAGTAAGAACCCAACCCGATGACATGCCCTTATGTTTGCGGAAAAAAGCGTGACCCGCAATAAGAAAACCATTAACCATGGAATAACACAAACTAATTCGTGCCATGTCATGTTCGATTTTCCAATTAGGGTCACACTTCTTGTACCAGGCATTAACTGATTTCGTGGCTAAATGTAAGATGTAAGCCAAAAGGTTTTTATCCCAATTGGGTACATCAGCGTCTATGCCATATGGAGAAAGTCTACTCGACTTATTAAAGAGGAGCGTCCATTCAAAAGATTCAGGATTTATGCCAACACAAGAAAACTTTTCTGCATGGATAGAATGCATCATTTCAATCCAAGAACCGAAATACGCGCGAGTTGCGAGCGTGTATTCCATAGGAGCGACTTCAAATACTCGTGCTAATTTATTAGGCTTGAGTGTTTCATCTTTCAATGAAACAATCCAAACCGTTTCATAGCACTTGTATTGCCAGTCGCCAATATATTCAGTAAGATATTTACTAAATAAAGGGTCCTTGGTAGTAACATGGCCCGTTGCCGGGTCACATTCAAAATAATGATGCTTATTCTTTCCAAAGCAAACATAAGGATAGCCAGGGGATGTGGACAAATTAACTTTGTCCATAGCCTCAAAGCCATTGAGTGCAGAATCAAGATCTAAAATCGTCGCGAGTTTAGGCTTGTATGAACGGTGTAAATAATCCAT